AACTGCTCCCGCATCGAGGCCATCTTGTCCTGGAGCTCTTTGACCACCGAGGTCAGCTGCCCCTGCGTCCGATCCACGAAGGAGCCCGAGGCGATGGACTGTGAAACCTGGCCTGCGCGGGACGGAGGCTGGATGGCCTCCTTCTCCTCCTGGTCACCCATGTACTGGAGGAGTCCGAAGACCCCGCCAGCAGGAGCACCCGGTGGGATGCGAGACATCTGCACCTTCTCCTCGTTCGGGTTGCCGTGGTAGACAGTCAACGGACCCGGTTCTGCGTCCCAGTTCTCCACCCCGACCTCGAAGATAGGGGCGTGGGCCATCTGCTCCAAGTAGTCCACGAGGAATCGCACGGTCTTGTTGCGGACCATGAGCGGGCCGGCCAGTTGTTCGAACAGGCCGTGGAAGGCCCCGTCATAGGTGTCCAGCATCTCGAAGCCCACCGGGTTAGTACCGAGGTCATGTACCCAGGAGTTCGTGATCGCACCCTGCTCGTACGCCCCCTTCTTGTTCGAGCCGTACAACACCGCTTCAACAACCTCGTAGTCGTCGTAGTAGGCGCAGAACAGAGCTTCGAGCTCATTGTCGGGCGCATCGTTCAGTCCCAAGTGGGGGAACTGACGGGCGATGACCCGCTCCTTCGCCTCCTCGATGTGCAGGTAGGTCTGGAGGTGGCCGCTACGAACGTCCGGGTAGCCGAAGCGGGGGTCGAGGCGGTGGATGGCGGGGTACTGGGTACGCGAGTCGGGGTAGGTGCAGGCAGCCATGAAGCCTGCCCCCGCGAGGTCGAGGTAGAACTGCCGCTCCTGTCCCTTCATCTTGTTGACGCCCCAGTAGCCCTCCGCGATGGACTCCAGGAGACGGGCACCCTTCATGTCCTTGTCCTTGTCACCGCGAGGGATGGCCTTGACCGACCCCCTGCCTTCGGTGGCGAGACGAGAGATGTCGTGCAGCGCGTTCTTGAACTTGTTCTCCACATAGGGGATTCGCGGTAGCGCGGACTCCTCGGGGAACAGGTCTTCAAGCCGCCCGTTGTACAGGCTCTCGCCTGCCTCCATGCGGCTCTTATGATCGCGGAACGTCTCCGAGTCCCGGTGGTAGTTGACCTGCGCGATAAGGTAGCTCTCGCTTACGCGGGTCTTCCCAACCTTCTCAGCGAGAGACTGGTCAACCAACTCGACTCATCTCCTTCTCCTGCTTCTTGCGGTTGCGGTGCCACTCCTTGTATGCCTCGTCGGCGGTGTCCTTCTTCTTCCTGAGGTCTTTGAGGTAGCCCCAGCCCGAACCGGCCGCTTTCAGTCCGCCGATGTAGCTGCCGCGCTGTCCAATGGGCACGAGGTTCTTGTAGTTGAACTTAACGAACCACAGCGCCATGAGGGTGTCGTAGGTGTCCCCATCGGGGTACTGCAACGCCTCGTTGGCGAGGATGTCCGTCATGCGCCTACCCGCGTCGTCCCCGTAGGGGAGCGAGATGCGCTGGAACTCGAAGTCGCCAGCCAGGGACTGGACACCATACTCCATGCTGTTCTTGTTCACCCCGGTCTTGTGGCGGATGAAACGAACCTGGTTCTCGATCTCAACGAACCAGGGGTCCTCGCGCATCCACATCAGGAAGCCCGATTCCTCGAAGATGAAGTAGTCGGGCTTATACAGAGCCATCAGGCGGTCGCACTCGGCCTTGACCTGCTGGATGCCCGCCTTCATGGAAGCGACGTGCATGACCGCGAAGGTAAAGCTGTCCTTGCTCACGGCGATGTCCCCGACGACGATGCCGTTGAACTTCGACGGGGAGGGGTCCACGGACATCACCCGGACGATGGCGGGGAGTGCGTCCTTCCTCGTCCGGTAGCCCTTACCCCCAGGACGGTTCCAGTCCTTACACGAGTTGATGATGGCCTGCGTCACGAGTGCGGAGCCCTCGGGCATCGGGTTCTGCTGATACATGGTCTCGAAGGCGTTGGCACCGCCCACGGTCACGTAGGCGAGTTCAATCTCATCCCAGGGCCACTTCTCGGGCCATAGGGTCTCCTTCTTCTCCCAGGACAGCACGGCGGGGTACTTCTCGATTTGCCACAGGCGCTCGCCCTCCTTGGGCCCCCGCTCCCACTCCTGCTTCTCAAGTTCCCCGTAGAGGTCAAGCATGTGAACCCGCTGGCCGATGACGACGATGCGGCCACCCTTCCACTCCGCACCCTCCGGTTCAGCCCGGGTGAACACCTGCTGGCGAAGGTGCTTCAACTGGCTCACCCTGGTGGCGGGGCTCTCCGCGTCCTCCTGCTTGGTCGGGTCGTCCACGATGACGAAGTCGGCACGCCGACCCAGGACCCGCCCCCCCATGCCTCGGGACTCCATCGTGAACTGCGCTCCCTTGCGTTTCTTCTTCCGTCCGGTGACGGAGAACACCCCCTTGGAGGTCCACTTCTGGTCTCCCACGTTCTCGGGCTTGAACCGTCCGTAGGCGTTGACCAGTTCCTCGTTGTGCTCTAGCTGCCCCGAGACCTCCAAAGCCCAGTTCCCGGCGTCGTCGGCCGAGTTGGAGACGAGCAGGATCTGGACATCCCGGTCACGACAGATGAGCCAGATGGGAACCCAGATCATGAACAACTCGGACTTGCCGTGTCCGGGTGGCACGTTGAGCAGCAAACGCCGTTCATCGAGGAATGCCTGCATCCAGGACCGCTTGTGCTCCGGGAAATCGCCGTAGGGGGAGAACTCGCGGACGAACGCCTCGAAGGAGTGGATGTCCCAGCGGAGCATCCACTTGTGGTGGTCATCTATCTGGTCCGGCTCCTTGGTTGGTCGAGCAGCCTCGCCCTTCTTCAAGATGTAGCGGATAGCACGGTCTGTGCCCGGTCCGCCGGCCTCCTTGCTGTACTTGGCGATCTTCTTGTGGGACCAGCCCCTCCCGACGAACTTCAACATCTCGGGCTCCATATGGACGCTCTGGAATCGGTTTCCCCCGCTCTTCTCCTTCACCCGAGCCAGGGCGTCCCGCATCACCTTGAGTTCCTTCGGGTCGAGTGTTTCTGCCGGCGGTTCGGGTTCAGGGGGTGGCGGAAGACGCTTCTCGGCTCTCGCCCGCATCGCGTCGAGGAGGTCGCGGGGTTCAGTCATCTAGTGAGCAGACCTATCCCGATAGCGACATGCAGGAGGCCGAGGAACATCAGAGTCGCCCCGATCCACTTGTGAGCGGGCCAGTCCCTCATTCTTCGCGCAGCACTTCGTTGGCGACGTCCCCCGCCATCTGCGAGTCCAACGCCTCGTGGAGGTAGCCCTTTACCTGCCAGGTCTTGATGTCCTTCGACCAGGCCCAGTCCATCCAGCGGGCCCCTTCACCATCCAGGCCCTCGACACAGACGAAGTAGCCGGTGACCATCCCCCCGCGCGATTCGTCGCTACCTTGCTCATACCAGAAGTCCTGGATGGCCTTCTCTAGTTCCGGACTGCCCTCAGGCATCTACTTGGCTCGCCCCCCACCGTGGCGGTACTTGGCGGCCGACAGCCGCAGCTTGTTCGCAGCCTCAGGCCCGATCTTGATGGGGGTCTTGGGCTTCTTCGGAGACTTCTTCCGTTTGGCTGGCACCATCCCTACTTTCCAACGGGCTTCCAGTAACCCGTGCCTACGGTGGGCACAGCAAGTTCCAACCCGCTACGAGAAGGAAACGGCGGCAGTCAAGGGCTATTGCAAGGACTTGCACCTACACCGGGGTTCACCTGGGACTTCGTGCAACCCTAGAACGATTTCCGGCTCATATTCTTAGGGTTACACCCACCCACCTAGTAACACAGCTTTTATGGACCGGGGTATGGGGGGGTGGGGGGGGCCTCATCCGTGCCTACCAGCGAGGATGGGTGGTGATCTGAGTGGTGCACACTCAATGAGTGGTAATGGGCCCCTATCACAGTGAGTTAGTAGGGCACAGATCACCCATAACATAGGTGTTATCACCCACCCACTGTCTGAGCAGGCATAACGTGGGTTGTAACCCGCCGAGAACATGCATTATGGATAGCTAGGCACGGGTGTTAGGGCGTGATTAGGGTGGGGAACGGGGAGGGTCCAGCCAGTGTGCATCCTAAGCCTGGCCTTGAGACCCCCCAACTCAGCCGGCTAGTCTCTCCCTATCCTGCCCAAGATCAAGAACATCACACTTCACCCGGGACCACCCAGCTCAGTGAGGAGCTTCACTCCGCATGCTCGCATCTGCGCATGCCGTTGCATGCCCTCTGACGGCACTGCGCGCTCTGCTAGAGCTGCGGGGCGGACGCCCTGTGGATACAGCGTGGGGGATGAGTCAAGGGCCAGATTCCGGTCAATGGCGAATAAGAGCACCAGTCGATGCCGAATACGGGCATTAGAGCGCGATCCTAAGCGGTTCCTGGTTTGGTCCTTGGGTGAATGGACCTGGGCAGGGGTGAACCCAGGCTCCGTGGTGGCTGGCCTGGGTTCGGTGGTGCCTTACTTCTCGTATCCGTACCATCGTAGGAGCATGGTACGGCGGTCGTGCGCTTTCCGCTCTTGGTCATCCTCGGTCCGGTGTTGCTTCCAGGTGTGCATGACCACGTACCACTGGAGTCGGTGCGCGTAGTCGCAATGCTCA